ATCTTCCAGTTAAACATAGGGAACAACGCGAACACCATGTTAACCGCTATAGGCTTCCATATAGGCAATCTGAACTCGGCATATTTCCTGGCATAAGCAGCCATGAGCATACCGCTAAGGCCACACGTAGGCATAGCTACAGACGAGAATGGTAGGAGAGCGGCAAGAGACGATACGGCATAAGCCACAATCACCGTCTTCCATCTTGGCTTAAACTGATATAGTGCCCATAGGTTGAGCGCAAGGTGGAAGATATTGGCATGGTCGAAATGATAGAAGAAGCACATCCACCACGGCTGTTCAGCGCCAAACGTGAGGTTCATCCAATAACCAATCAAGCACAGCGCAGTCAACGCAATGCTAGGCCATAAACGCACATCTATAAGCGTCAAGGCTATAACCAACTTACTTACATCTCTTCTCACGACGCTTTCGGTTGATGATGCGTACAGCAGAGCGCATGGAAAGGTAGAATCCACGCGCTGGCTTGCCTGCTGCAAATTGTGAAACAAAGTAGGTTGATGTGTCTCTAAAGAGTGGGGTGTCCTTCAGTGACAGATACTCTCGGTATAAATCGTCTACGAGGTCCTTTCGGTGCTTACCGATTCGATAGGGTCTACTGTTGCGGTTGCGCCATAGAATCTCAAGGTATGCCCTATAAGGTTCTATCCAAAACTGCGAAGTCGGAGAATTGATGGCAACTTCGATTGCCTGCTGATGACTCTTGACACCCGGCTGATGAAGCGCAGTTACGTAGGCTTGGTATAGTGCTTCATCACGTTCCTCAAAGAACGTCAATTCGCGCAAAGGTAACGACTTACTCTTCTATACAACCACAAAGTTAGTCACTTTGTTCAACATTTCCAAATACTTAACGAAGTTTATTGGTACGCTCCAATTCATATCGTATCACCATTCCACTCAGCGCGTCGTTATCCGTCATCTTCGTTATCAACGCTACACGATAATACTTGAATGAGCGCTTGCGCAAGCTCGGAAGCACCGCCCAGTTGACACCATCATTCGATACATACACCACCACCTTCACGAAAGTGTCCTTCTCGTCGGAATCGTCCTTCTTCTTGTAGTGCTTAGTGTAGTGCAGCTTCATATCATGCAGCTTCTTCAAAGCGAACGGTTCACCCATGTCAATAGGGCGCGTGAGCAGTAGTCCGTTACGAAGCGTGTTGTTATCCACTGCGTCGCTAAATGTGTAGAGACCGCTTCCTACCTGTATAAGCGATGTGGGGTATCCAGCCACCACGGCCTTTACACCGCCTTCAATAGGCTCCTCAGAGGAAAACTCATGCGACTCAAGGCTGTACACATACCACTTTTGTCCGCTTTCAGGATAGATGCGTAGCAGACGATTGGGGTAGTCGTACGCTATCTTGGACGTAGCTAGTATCGTACGGAAGTCGTCTGTCACGGGAGGGGTGACGAGCTCGTCATATTCCGCATATCCATACCCTGCAAAGAATCCCTCAGGGAAATAGATGCCCTCATCCACATTATGCCCATCCATCTGACCACTCAACAATGCCACCTCAGACCCTTGTATCAGCTTCAGTCCTTGGTCGGTAGTGAACACAACAGCGCCATCAATCTGAGTGATGCTGTTAGCATTATTACATACATCTCTTGATATAGGCTGCTTGGCTGAGTAGCTACCATCTCCAGCAACCTCCAATGCCCAGATGCCATCCGAACAGAAAGCGTACAGAGGGAACTGACCGAACTGGCCTTGTGAGAGAGCTTTAGCAGAGGTTGACACTCCTTTTATTTCTCCATTTCCGACAGAAAGAGTGTTAATATCAGGTATACTAAACGGATTATATGCAGGTGTATACTTTATCACATTAGACCTTTTCATAAACTCGTTAGATGCACCATACGCTTCCTGCTCTGCAGCTTCGAAATCTCTTTTATCAGCTACATCTTTCCAATTGGGATTACCATCATCCCACTCAACATCCCATACTACTTCAATATCTTCTACTTGCTCTGGATTGTCGTGTCTAAGTTTTATAACCCTCGGTTGTGTGTAATACAACCCATAGCTATCTGCGTTTATATATACAGACATGTCCGATAGCTTTAATCCTATCAACGGAAATGTACCTACGTGATAGGTTACATCATAACCTTCGATATTTCTCATTATATATATACGCATCGTTTTTGCCTTGCTCGAAGGATACGACAGTATTGGCGGCAGTGGGTATTTAATGTTCCCTGCGTATCGATTCGTGCTTATACCTTCGTCAGTTTCCACATCAACCTCTATGACACCTCTCAACGTTAATCCTCCTTGAAAGTCATATGAGCCAGCGCTGTTTACTGCATACGCATCTTGCGCTCTTCCGTAATAGCCGTCAGTATACACCTTTTCTCCTGCTACACCGTTACTGGTAGATATTCCTTGATATGGAGCGCCTTGTTGGTATGGGAGCGACTTGCCTATATTCGTGTGTAGTTGCGTGATTCCAACGAGATTCAGTCTGCCGTTATATACAAACATTGAATTTGCTATATAGTTAGATTTCGATAGGTCGGACATCGGCAATACATCCTCGGTGCCGTAGACACGTTTCATTCTTATCAGTTGACCATTTTGTATGTCATCAAACGATAATGAAACGCTTTTGTAGTATTGCATGCCGTCCATCTCAATAGCTATATCCCCTCTACTGAGCATAGGGAAAGTAATTATTTCATTTGCATTTCCACTATAATTTCGCTCCTCACTGAGATTGTAAAAAGTCTGCGGAGTAGAGAGGAATATATCTATCCCAGACATTATATCTTTCATCGAGTCCGGTAAAGATGCATTAGCGCATACGCTGTATTTAGTCAACGGAAAGCTCATTTGCAGTCTCCAAACTCCTCCTTCGGGAGCAATTTTTATATCGTATATGCCATGACCTTTCGTGAGTGGATCAAGTGTGAATATATTCGAGTATGCAACATAACTATTGTCGTACATCTTTAATGCTGCAATACCAAACGAGACATACTTAAAAGTTTCATTTCTATAATTTCTTGATAGCTTTTCGTCTTTGCTTGCAATGACGCTGTTTATGATAGAGTCTATTCTTGTGTACAACTCCTTCATCTTGTCATTGCTAAATTTATATGTATCGTCGCTCTTGTCAAACGTGAAGTCAGCGAGTTTATCTTGCCACCTTAGTACCACTTCGCTGTTGTCTGCAGAGATACAAATGCTTGCGCTGAAATCAGAAAGAGCGTATTTTGAATAATTTGAGCCATTCCATATAGCATAGTGTATGCCATTAGCAGCCGATACAACCACAGTATTTCCAATGGTGGTAACACTTTTTATATCTCCATACTTTCCTATTTCTATATCAACAGCACCGTTATTGTTAGAAAAATATAAACCGCCATCTTTTTCTGTTATATAGTTTCTGAATCCAGTTAGTTCATGCACTTCAATCAGCCTACCATTGATACTAAATTTCTCCTCCATCGGCCTCACATTCACCAACTCCCCATTCTTCGGGATGAGGTTGACGAGCTCAGAAAGCTCGCCAGCGTCACCTATCGAGGGTTGTCTGCGTATACCCTTACCAAATGATATCACCTTATCCATACCTTATGCTCTTAATGCGTTCTGTATCTGATTTACCACTCCTGCGTTGGCCCCTTGCACGTTGGGCATAGCAGGCGCAGCACCTTGCTCTACCGCCTCCTTGTTAGCCCTCAATGCTTGCAGCAGCTCTTCCGTGCCTGGGTAGTACGAGTGCTCTAACATCTGCTCTGCACTAAGCTGACCGGCAGCCCACATCTCTTTCACCACATCGTTTATCATCATGCGGTTTACGGGACTCTCTGCCGTCTCCTTCACAGCAATAAAGAATTGGATATCCTCTACCTCCTTAGGCTCATACTCGGCAAGCTCCATATAGCCACCACTGCGTGCTACAGAGATATTCCTCGGTTCAGTGTAGTATTGATGTATCGTCTTCATCTTCTTTTCGGCCACTCGTCGCTCGAAGGTCGAGAAGTTCATAAGGAATGCTGATATGCTTGTGGTAGAGTTCTGCGTCTCCATCATGTATCGTGATGCCGCTCCGTTAGTGCTCTTGCCCTGCAAAGCCTCCGATACGCTCGACAGGTCATTGATGAAGCCTATCTGAAGCTGTAGCATCTCGGCAACGCCTATATTTGTGGAGCTGCTTGTAATCACTTGAGGTATATTACCCATCGGAGTTTCCTCGTAGAATATCCAACCTCCAAGTTCTACCGCTCTTTGCGCAAACTCTTGCTCCGTCATAGTGTCCGGAACGGCTTTCTTGGGTATCATCTTCAAACCCTTGATGCTGCTGTTGATAGCAAGATCGTTCAAGGTGATCAAGCGGTTGATGTATCGCTGCTGGTCTCTAATCACAGAGATGAAGGGCACGATATCTCCATTTACGAGGTTGAAGACGGTCATAGTATAGGGATGACTCTTGTGGTCGAAGGGCGAGTCGTACTCATCCAATATCATACCATCGGGCGTGAGCATCTGAAAATGCCAATATTGGTCGATGATTTCCTCCATCTCGATAAGGGGTATGTCATCTATTGGGATGTTCTGACTCAACCCCATCTGTATGCGTGCTGCGTTCTGCGCCTCCACTTGGGGACGGTCTTCCATCTCGATGCGGTATAGCGGATTCTCCCTATCCATAATGTCCTTGCAGCGAATTCTCCGCTTATGCTCAAGAGTCCATATATGATAGGTTCTGCATAGGTTGTTCTGAGGGGGCATGTCAAAGCTCTCGGTCTCATACTGCTTGGTCTGAGAGTTGCGTGTCGCATAGCGATTCATGTAGGGTGAATAGATATACTCCAGCTGCTTGTAGTCATACTCACTCTTGGCTAATACGCTTGCAAGCTCTCCTAGTGTGTAGTCTACAATCTCACCTATCAAGCATACATCCCACATGCGGATGTCGATGTTCTTGGATTCATAGAAGAACATGCTTGGCAGTACGGGGTATGTATACGCATCTTCCACGCTATCATGAACTCCCCACTCCTCACGTACCACACTCATACCGCCACATATAAGCTCACGCATCTGTTCTGTAAGCACGTCGCGCATGTAGTTGTTATCCCAGTTCGATTTCAGCGCGTTGCTCATCATCTTGCTCTTGACGTCGGCATCCTTCTGTCGGGCAAAGCAAACGGGCTGCGTGGCACTCTTTGAGTACAAGCCCATCAAGGTCTGCACAATCTTGTACAGGTGGTTGTTCTGCAGGGCTACGCCTCCAGTGCGTTTGTTGATGCGCTCACGCTCAGTCACCCACTTGCCTTTCTCATCCTTCACATAGTCGCCAAGTTGGTCTCCATATACGTAGCGTAGGTTACGCATCCGCTCTTTTCGAAAATCGCCTAGGCTCTCCCAAGCCTCCTTGGCTTCTGCCAGCAACTCGAGGTTATATTTTTTGCCCTCTCGCTTCATGCGGCTCTTCACACTATCCACCGTGCTCGGCTGGTGCGCGAACCGTGATTTTGGTATCAATCTTTTCATGCTTTCAAATGTTACTTTGAAGGCAAAAATCGTGATTCTTCAAAGGCACTTTTGCGCATTTGGCATAATTGTGCCAAAAACGCAAAGACACCATTTTATTTGATTTTACTTTGCAGCAAAACAATAGGATTATGGATGTAGTAATTAAATATAAGGACATCATCAGCCGATGCGAGCAGCTTTCTTCCTTCGAATCGGAAGGAAAGGCCGATGCTAACGGAGAGAGCCGTTACCTAGAGATACATATCAACAAGGTAGACGAACAGCTCATACTGCAGTATATAGAACAGGCTAGAGGTATCCTCGAGGAACGGATGGCGAGAATGATTACGCTTTCGGAGAATACAGTAAAAGAAGAAACCACACAAGAAACCATTGGCCCTTCAGTAACGCGAGAGTTCGCTGAGATTGTGCCAAACGGAAGCAATATGAGCGATTATGAGGTTATCGAAGCTGTGCAAACCTCCGCTCCTTCAAGTTATGATATCGTTTTCATGAATGCTGTCGGAAAGTTTGGATATAGAGTAACGGGGCGTCAGGGCACTACATCTGGATATACGGTCTATACTGATATGTCCGTTTTGAGTCCCAATCCTTCGGACTACTTATACGAGAAAAATGTCCTAAAGACCTATCTTAACGTAAAGGAAAATTACAAACAATACAAGTGGAACGATGCAGGCAACGGTCTTGTTGAATATACAGGAACGGAGGAAGTAATAGTAACCACATTCGTCCCTGCTATATCTTGGCTCATCCGCAAGGATACACGCTGGAACGGAGTCAAGACCTTCGTCAAGCATATCAACGAGGC